ACACTTTGTTATAAATTACGTTGTTCTTGTTGAAATTATATTTCCTGCTCCATCTCTAACTACTGCAGTAGAACCTCCAACTAAAGTTCCTATTCCTTGTTCTGATAATTCTCCATTGCAACATTTTTGCGAGTATTTACCATCTTTGCATAAGCAACCTCTATTACCACCTGTTGGTGAACTTGTTTTTCCCATAATTTTATTTATTAATTTCAGCATTAGTTATTATTGATTTTATTTTATCTATTAATTCTTGTTCTTTTGCAAGTTCTAAACTCATTTCTAATTTATCAGAAAAATATCCTTCGATACTGAAACCTTTAACCTTTCCTGTTTTTACAAAGTCATTCCATATAGCATCATTATTAACTTTCATTGATACCATCCAAGTACCTACAGGAGCATTTAAACCATACTTTTTAGACTTATCCATTTCAGTATCTTCAACTATCCAAGATTCAACTACACTTAAATCTTTTAGTTTCTTTTCGTGTTCTAATGTTGCATTGTTTTGATTACTATTCATTAAGAATAATTCACTTGCTTTACGTACTGTATCATTTGAAAAGAATATATAATATTCATCATCTCCATTTTTACGGTAAATGTTTTTATTTGGTATTAATGCAGCACCCATTAAAATCTTCTTTTCATCATCAACTTTAGCAAGTTCTAAATGTTCACTTAAAGCAATAAAGTTAGATTCTATTGCAGGAAATTCTACGATTGATACTGCTTCTATTCCGTTTAACTTTTCAGTTTCGTCTATTATTAATTCAACTATTCTCATATTATTTTTTTAATTATAATTAATTTATATTTATTTTGTTTATCCTATTGAAGCACTTGAAATTATATTGCGTTCCAAGCCTTGAGCAGTGGTTACGTCATTAGCAAGTACATAAGTTTTTATAGGTTGTTGTTGTTGGTTACCTATTGTTTGTGCTAATTGATTTGTTGCACTTGCACCTACTACATTAAATGCAGGAGCAGCAGGAGCAGCACCACCTCCACCTTCTCCACCACCACCACCTCCAGCACTTGGAGCAGCACCACCACCTAAAGCACCTAATCCTTTTGCAGTTGCAGCTATAACAGAACCTATACTAATTGCCATTTTTGCATATAAAATAGCTGATGTACTTAATCCAAATATACCTTTTGTGGCAACTTCTTTAGATGAACCAACGTTTGTATTATTTATAATTTCAGCAATAGATAAAGCACTATTAGCAATTAAAGCAGCTTTTTGTAATTTTTTATTTTTTTCTCCTAATCCAGCTATAATACTAACTAAACCTTGTGCAGATTGTATAGCAATTGAATTAATATTTCTTCTTGCATCTTCAGCAGCTTTTTTATCAGCAGTTATTTTATCTTCTTTTGCTTTAGCGTCTGCTATTTCTTTATCACTTGCAGTCTTTTTTATATTAGATACATTATCTAAATGTTGTTGAGTTAATAATTCAGTATTTAAATTATTAGCTTGGTATTTAACTAACCATTCCTGATATTCTCTTTCTTCTTTTTGTAAAGGTGTTTCTTGCCCTTCTCTTAAAGACCTTTCTTTATCCATTACTTCTTGTGCAGAAGCCATTTCTTTAGCAATCCTATCTTCTTCTATTCTTTTTAATGCGTCAGCTTCTTCTTTCTTTTTTGCTATTGCATCTTGTTTAGCTTTTTCTTGTTGTTCTTTCCTTTTGGCATCTGCTGCCTTTCTTGCTTCTGCTCTTTTTTCAGATTCTTCTTTTTCAGTTTTAGACATTTCTTTTGTTCCATCATTAAACCTTTTTACAGATTTATCATAATTAGAACTAAAATCATTAACAGAACTTTTTGCATCTTTCCAAGCACCACTAAAATCACCAGAAATAAGTTTTTTAATTGCACTACCTAACATTCCTAATGATTGGAATACTGCAGTTACAGAACTATAAACAACTCCGAAGGCTTTTGATACAGTAGGTAAAGCACTAATAGCTAAATCAACTAAAGTATTAAATAATGGCTCTACTGCTCTAAATACACCGTTAAATAATTTACCCAATCCATCTAACAACGGTTGAATTTTCTTCATTGCATTTTCATTGTCTTGAAATGCAGCAACTAATCCTCCGATTAAAGAAACAAATAAACCTATTCCTGTTGCTTTTAAAGCACCACCAAAAGATTGAGTAGCTACTTTTGCTTTATTCAAAGCACCTCCAACCATACCTAATGGTCCACCTGCTGATTCTAAACTATCAATCCAATCAGATGAAGCATTTTTAGAGGATTTAATTTTATCTTCTAAATCGTCTATTTGATTATATAACTTTTTAAAATCTTCAGAACCTGCTGCAGTATCTTTTAACTGTCTTTTTAATGCTTTTAAATCAGCAATAGATTCACCAACATTTGATTTTATTTCTAACTCTATTGTTTTCTTTTCAGCCATTTTATTTCTCTTTTGATTTGGTTAAATCCTTGTTTTAATGTTGTTGGTCTTTGGTATTTTCCTTTAGCTATTTCAATCAATTTACTTTGCCCGTAAAATTCATCTAATGCTAATAAATCTAAAATGTGCTTTATCATAATTATCTAAAATCTGTTAATAATTCAAATTGAACTTCTCCTGTTGTTAAATCTGTTGTAAACGTATTAATTAAATATCTCTTATCTCTTATAATAAGTCTATCATTCAATTTAATCGTAGTTAATAATGATGTTGGTAATATTCCACTAACTTTAATTAATCGTGCTTTAGAATCAAATATATTAGCTAAATAATTTTTGTAATATTGGTCATATAAACCTTTGTCAATTAATTCATTTGTTAATGTGGATTGTTGTTGATTAAAGTTTAATCCATAAGTATTTGTACCATCAAAATATTCTTGCCCAAATGCCTTATATGAAATTAATGTATGTGTAGCAGAACCTGTTAATGCGGTTGAAAATTTAAAATCAACTCCAGAAATAAATGATGTTAATGAAGTTGGTTTATAATCATATAATATAATTGGTTTAGGAATATACTTTTGTAAATCTGTTTTTAATGTATATCCTACTTGTAATTTATCCTGTAAGTTATTAAAATTTAAATCTTCAAATGGTAATTTAATATTGTATTCATCCCCATCATTTTGAGTATTGTAAAATAATGAACCGTACTCAATACCATTTTCTGACATAAAACCAACATTAACTAAAGACTCACTTTTTTCATATTCAAAGTTTATTTTCTTATATGTTTTTACTCTATTTAAATTTACGTTATCAGATTTAATATATTTTGTAATATCTCTTGTAGTTCCTGCAGCATAATAATCTTCTAATTGTTCTATTGTGTAATTAATTCCGTCAGTTGAATAACAAGTAAGATTAAACATTTTTAATAATGCACTAAAGAAATCTTCTATTTTTATATCTGGAAAATATGTTTTTATTGAAATATTTGTTGATATTGTTTGAGCAGACATTGTAGCAGATTTTGTGTAAGTCCCAAAAGTAGCACCCATATCTATTTTAAATACAAATTGAAATGCTTCAGCGGTTTCTATATAAAATGAATGTTTATTTTGGTCTGCATCTGTTCTTACTACAAATGAACTTGTTCCTCCATTACTATCTATGTAAGTATCCCAAACTTCTCCGTTTAAATATCTTTTAACAACATAAGGAACTGTAGTAAATCCAGCTTGTGGCGTAATTGTTATTTGTGTTCCTCCGCCATTTGCTCTTATAAAATAATTATCAGTTAAATTTACAGTTACTCCTGCTAAATCTTCTAAATTTCCTTTATCTGTAAAATCAATCTGTTGGAATAAATTTGTTTTAAATTCATCAGCATTTTTTAAATATAAATAAGCATTTGTAAATCTTGTATCAGATAAAAATGAACCATTAAAATTCAAGTTTAAAATATTATTATCATTTGAAATCATATTTAAAACTGATGATAATTTTATAGCAGGAAACAATTCATTATATCTTATAGGTGTATCTGTATCGTTTATATCGTCTAAACCACTACCACCATAAACCCAATATCTATTAGAACTAATTAATGGGAACATTACATTAGAACTTGTAGCAGTTGTTATTCTTGATAATACATTTGCAGCACTATAAGCAAAATCATAAGTAGTATCTGTTAAATCTTTTAAATATAAACCGTTAAATTTATCTTTTAAACTACCTAATGCTCCAATAAAAGTTATACTATAATCTTGTGGTTGCCCATCTTTAACATTTGCACTTTCTAATTGTATCTTACCACTTCTAAATGGAATGGTATCTATTTCAATATAAGCATCGGCTTTTGTTAATGTACTAAATCCATTGTCGTTTGAATTTTCGTACCAATGTCTGAATATTTTATTATTTTGTTTTGATGCCGGTACAGTAAATGTTTGGCTAAAATCCGTAAACGTCTTGGATATATCATTCACATTTTGTATGGAACTATTAACAGATATTTTTTCATCGTTAAATAATTCTACTCTATTGTATTCTAATGTAACTGAATCTTTAATATATATTCCTAATACTATCATACAACATCATTTATAAGGTTATAAGCGTATTCAAATTCTATTTCGTAGTTTATTAGTTTGTCTTTCAAACTTGTCTTTAAATCGCTTCCTTGTGTTTTTACTGTTACAGGTTTAAAATCTAATAAAACAGTTTCTGATAATAATAAATCAGTTATTAATTCTGAATAGTTTTCATCTACAAATCCTGTATTTAGTTTTATAGTTTGAGTTCCGTTTATATTAAATGATTTAACTTGCCCTTTAGATGTGTTATAGTTTATTGCTGAAGGCATTAATTTATAATCTGTTCCTTTTACTGCAATAGAATTAGTTTGTTGCTTAAAGAATGTTAAAAATTCCCAACCTCCATATCGATTAATAAAAGTACATTCAATAGGTGTATATTTGCATTCTTCGTTTGAATAAACAAAAACGGCATCTGAACCAACTAATACTGAACTTGCATCGTAAAAATTAACTGTTAAAGCACATCCATCTTGAAAATTTACATTTGTTGGATGCAATGTTAATGGTATTTTAAAATTATATATTCCATTTAATCCACTAACAGTTTGACTTATAAGATAAGTATTAGCTAAATTAGTATATATAATATCTATATAATAACCAGTAGTAAATTCCCCTAACCAATTAATATAATTTTTTAAAGAAGAACTTGATTTTATTATGTTTTTAGATATAAAAGAATTTGATAAAAATCCAGCAGTTACATAATTAAAAATAGCATTTACTCCTTGTGTATAAGTTGTAAAACCATTTACACCTACGTAATCTGTTGAGTCTAATTCTGTGTATGTGCTTCCTACTAACTTAAATCTTTTAACTCTAAAATTTACCCATTCATTATTATCTTCATAAGATGGAGAAGAAGCTATTTTAGTTGGTTTTATATTATCTATAAATTCCTTTACATAATTTGAAACATTATAATATGTACTTATTTGTGTTGCACTTGGTATTGCTTTTGATAAAGAATAAAATCCTGTTCCTGATGTAGGAACTGAACTACCTTTTTGCCAAATAGATAATTCTATTTTACTGCCAATTTGCCCAGTTTCATTTACTTCAATTATAAATGGACTTCTTACTTTTACTACTTTCATAATGTATGGTATATTGTGTCAATCAATTCTTCATCAACGTAAACTTCTTCTTTGCAAATATCAAATAAATACACACTTGAATCAATTACTGTATCGCTTTCTATTGTAAAGGTTGGATATTCTTCTTCTTCTTTATATATTTTTATTTTGTGTTTAAATATTTTCATTTTATATCTTTTAAATTATAATCTACCATTGTTTCAACATCTTGACCAAATGCTTTTAATAAATCTACATCTATATATTTTTTATATCCTGCTTCAAATGGTTTAGTGAAAAATAAAGAAGGTTTAATTCCTCTTGCCCAAATGTTTTTTGCTAAAATAATTCCTATTGTTTTATAACTACCTTCTGCAAACTTTCCTTTTTTGTCTCTTAATCTAAAGTTCTTTTGCTTTGCCCATAATTCTAAAAACTTTGATGGTGGTCTTTTTATTTTAAAACTGTAAGGACTATTTGGTGCTTGTTGTCCTTTTATCTTTGCGTTTTTAGATACTTGTGATGGGTCTGCACCTTTAACTCCTTTATCAACAAACAATCCATAATCAGCCATAGAAAAACCAACAATAGTAAATCCGTTTTCAGTTACAATTTCACCTTTAATACTATTATATAAACCTTTAGTATTATTGTGTTTTGATTTACTTAAATTACTTCTTGACTGTTGAATAACATAATCACGAAATCTTTTTATAACTGCTTCCGTTTCTAACATTTGCTCATTTGATTTTGTATTACCATATCAAAAGTAACTGTAACTCCTGCCATTTTGTTTTCAAATCTTTCTGTAAAAAATTCACAAGATGGTGTACCTGCTAATTCATAATCATCACCAAATTTACCCATTCTTAAAACCTCCAAGAATCTATTAACTACCATTAGTTGCGTATTTAAAACATCTTGCTCATTGTCATTACCTAAAAATATATCAGTTGTTAATGATTTACTTTCATCAACTATATCCATACATAATATAGATACATTATAACTCCAAGTTGAACCTAAATAAGTAGCTGAATTAATTATAATATGACTCAAAGGAAAGATTGTAAGCTTGTTTAAATCAACTTTAAATATATCTCCAATAGTAACTGTGTTTACAAATAAATCTTCCTTTAATTGGTTCTTAATTGCTTGTGTTATTTCGTAATAATGTGATGTCATCTATTCTGTCTTTTAATTAAATCAGCTTCTATTTTATTCTTTTCTTTTTCGAATGTTAGATATGTTAAACATTGGTTAATTGGTAATCTTGTAACTTGGTCAAATCTGTTAAGGTCTCCTTGAGCAATAGCATAGATTGAACTATACCATCCCCATTTTTGTCCGAAGTTTGCTGTTGCAGAATATTCTGAACCTCCTTGTCCTTCTCCAAATAAGCTATCGTAGCTTTCAATAATTCGTTGCCTAAACTGTAAAAAAAAACCGTTGCACCTAAACAAACATCAAGTGGAGCAAACTTCATAACCTCTGCATAAGTTATACTTCCATTGTAATCTTCAATCTCATATGTCCCATTTAAACCTTTCTTTTTAATTGGTCTATACAATACTGCCATTGCTTTATGTATCTCATCCCAATCAGTAATATACGTATCTAAATCAGTATATTCTCCAAATGTCATTTCATCTAAATTAGGAATAAAACCAAATTCAGTACCACCCATTTTAAAAGTAGGTATAAAAGAATGATTCTGGTTAAACATATTTCCAATAGATGTAGTTATATCATTTACATCTTTATATTTAATCTGTGCAACTTCTTTTAAATCTATTCCACAAAATATCTGTACCATTTTTTGATGCAGAAATTCTGTATCTTCATTGTCTTTAGCTATCTTTAAAAAAGCCTGATATTGTGAAAGTTTTATTTCACTTAATTTAGTTGGTATTGTTATTTCTAACTTCATTTGTTTATTTTTTTATAATAATAAAATAAAGTCATAATTGTATTAAACAAAAAAAAGCAACCATTTCTGATTGCTCCTTTCAACTATTAACTAACCTTAATTAAACTTCCTTTATATCTATTGCAAAGAATCTTTGTTTAAACATATCTCTGAATAATGTAATTACCGTCTGTTCGTTTTCTGCTATTATATTAGCATACTCATAATCTTTCTCATTGTCGGCATATCTGTACCATCCTTTAACTTCGTATTGTTTCATAGTGTTTGTTTTAAGATTAAATATATTTTACAAATATAATACTTTTTGTTATTTATATTTTACTTTAACTTTTATTTAACATTACCTTTGATGTAAAGATAAACCCTAATTTTAAGTGTTATCCTACTGCAAAAGGTAAGCACTTGCAGTCTTATACATTTCCTGCATCTTTCTAATCTCACCTATATTTCTTGGCAAATTAATAACCACTTGTATATCTTTAACGTGATGTATATAACATTGTATTACTGCAATTATTTCACCGTAGCTCATTTGACAAGTATTTTGTTTCGTTTACTTGTCGCAAATATAGGATAAATGTGCGACAATATTAGTATATAAAGTAAGTTCCTTTGTTTGGATTCTCTAAATGTGATGTTGCTGCATAACGCATTGCATCTATTGCGTGATTATAAGCATCTATTGGTTTATTCATTTTTACTCCTGTTTTATCTACCATCCAGATATAGTTTCTTAATTCGTTTATTAGATTCTTACTTCTTGATGTGATATATATTTTGTTTTGATTGATTAAATTTAAGCCAAATAAGATACTATCTTTTCCTTTTGATACTGGTAATACATTATGTCCATAACTATTCAATTCAGCTATTGATTTAGGTTCAGCACTATCAGCATAAACAATATCATTTACTTCATTTGCTTTTAATAGATTAGATATTTCACTATTCAATAATCCTTTCTTGTATATTACCTCATCAAATATATAAGCATCGTTGTATTTATACATAGCAACTAAACTTGTAGGGTCATTACTGTAACCAAAATCCATTCCGTAACACAATATTCTTGCTTCTGTTGGTAAATCTATTTCATTCCAATCTGTAATACATACACCTTCTAAACTACCTGTTTGTCCAAGTCCATATACTTGCCACCAATTAGCCCAATATGTAGATGTTAATGCTTTTACTTTTGCTGATTCTATTTCTTTTATAATAGTATCACTTAATGCTTCATTGTCTAAATAAGTTAATGTAATAAAGTCTATATTATCTTGAGTTAGTATTTCTTTATCAACCCAAAATGCAGAAGCAGGATTGTAATCTAGCCATATATCACCTGATGTTCTAATTGCCATTTGGTAATAGCTTTCAAAGTCTATATTGTTACATTCATTAACGTATAATATGTTACGCCTTGCACCTCTTAACTTGTCAGGTTGGTCTACACTAAAGAATTCAATATAACTACCATTAGCAAATGTGTATTTTAAAGTAGATTTATTAAACTGGTCATCATTATACCTACCTAAAGCCATTATAATCTTTAAGAAATCTTTTAAAGCACCTCTACGCAAATGTGGTATAGATTCAGATACAACACTTATTTCAAGCATTGGTTCTTTTATTGCTTTATCAATTAATAAAGGAAGTATTCCAAAAGTTTTACCTGCTGAAGTACCTCCTCTAATAACTTTAATACGTTGCTTTAAACGTGATAACTTCTTTATTGCAGTAGTTAATACAAACTCCATATAATAATGTCTTAAATGTCATCAAAATTGATGTTAAAGATAGGTTGCTCATTTGTTACTGTAATGTCTTTTGTTTCTCTTGGTTTACCTGCATAGTAATTATAGAATAATTGTGTGAATTTAAAGTCACCATTCTCTAATCCTTTTTCTAATGCCATAAATGCTATTGGTTCTAATGCTCCAAGTTTCTCAAGTAACTTTACTTCTTCTGCTTTTGATTTACGTCCTGCACTTTTATTACCACCGTTGTATTTTCTTTTATCTTCCATAATCAAATAATATCATTATTGAATTAAAAATAAATAAAATCTATTATTGTTTATCTTTAAATCCTTTTTTCAATCTCATTAAATTATTTGCTCTTTCTTTTATCTGTTTAAATTGCTCATCAATTTTATTATGATATTCTTTTGAAATAGAATTATGCCAAAATTCGCATATATCATTGCAGTATAAACCATCAGTAAATCCAGTATTTATAATCTTACTACACCAATGACATAATGTAGCACCTTTACCATTATTAAATTTATGTATTGGTTTCATTCTGTTCCTTTTTTAATTAAATAATACCATAGCCAAATCAACTTTGACCTTATAAATTCATAAGCTAATAACACTAATATATATTTCATTCTTGTCATTCTTTAATATTTACTTATCGAGGACATTTTGTCCTTGATTTTGTCCTTGATGAATTCATAATCTAATAATATTAATATATATTTCATAATTCTTTTGGTAGATTCATTTTGTTGTACTGTTTAAATAATTTTAATAGTTTTTCTACTTTTGTTATTTCCATATCTTCAAATAACCAGTGAGCAAATTCAATAGCATATTCATCAGCTATTTGTTGTAACTTTTCTTTAGTTGTCATCTTCATCAGTTTTATATTCCCAGAAGTATTCACATTCTAATCCTTCATTTGGTGGTTTAACAAAATATGATTGTCTAAACTTACTTGGTTCTGCTTTATATCTATAACATATAGAAGATAATTCACAGTTGTTTCCTGAACACATTGTTATATCTGGCATCTTAATTGTTTTTATTATGTTCTATTACTTTCATATTCATATCGTAGATAGCTTCTAAACGGATTATCATTACATTGTGATGTTCTGTATCTTTTGTTTGATTAAGAAGATTGTTTAAGTTGTTTATTATTTTGTATTCGTATGCTGCTTTTTCAAGTTTATTTATTCTTAAATTACTTTCTTGTAATTGTATTTCTAATTCAGATACTTTTAAGTTTTTCTTTTTAAGTTCTAATCTTAATTCTTCATTATCTTCTGTATTTAATATATTTTCTTCATCAATTTCATTTACTATTATGTTTCTTAAACTTCTTAAATCTCTATTAAACTTTTCATACATTTCATAGTTATTTAAAGAATGAATTACAGTAGCGTGATTCTTATTTACTGATTCAGCTATCTCTTGTAATGTCATTTTAGGTTTAAAATGCTTTATCAAATAGAAATATAATGCTCTTGCTTCTATTATATTATGCTTTCTACTATTTTTAGAAACATCTATATCAGTTTCTTTTAATATTATTTCTTTTAATCTTTCTGTTATTTCCATTTAAAATAATTTTTGTTGATTGGTATGGTTTATTATTCTTTGTATTGCTTTGTCGTAATACTCTTTGTCTAATTCACAAGCTGTTAAATCATATTTATAATCGTGACAAGCTATTGCTATTGAACCTGAACCTAAATGTGTATCAAGTATTTTTGGTTCGTTTCCTTTGCATTTTTTACAAGTTTGAACATCACAATCTATTGTATTACTTGCAACTTCTCCACTTCCACCACATTCACTACATTTAGCATATTTATCTAATAACCATTTGTAAAGTGCTACTGGTTTTTGTGTTGGGTGTATAGATTTTTCTTTTTTATTTCTACCTAAAACACCATCACTTAATCCGCCCCAAGCATATCTAAACTGTTTTGTATTTTTATCAAATGAAGTCCAAGCAAGTTCTCCATCTGCAAAATTTTCTACTTGAACCATTTTATCCCAAAATATATAACATCTTGTAGGTGGTAAATTAAAATAATTACCGCCCCAAATTATTTGATTTTTAGAAACCCTAAAAAGTTCTTGAAAATACAATTCACTTGGGTAATTATCATTCCATAATCCAGATATAAATCTATTTTTTATTTTATTTTTAGTTTCTTTTATATTTTTAAAAACATCCAATCCATAAGGAGGGTCTACAATAGCTAAATCAAAATAGTTATCAGGATAACGTGCCATCAATAACATATTATCTTCGTTTGTTATTGTTATTTTATCTGTTACTTTCATAGTACACCTCTTAATACATATTGATTTAAATCTACATCGCTATCTTCTCCAAAGAAGTATTTATAATTATCTATTCCTTGTTCAAGTTTACGTTTACCTTTTTCGTAAAATTCATCTGAACATTCAAATATACCTATATCTAAACTTCCTTTATCAATACAAACAAAAACAAATTCATCTACATTAAACATTTCCCTGTAAAGATATGCTTGTAAATCATAACTGTATTTATCTGCTGAATATCTAAATTCATTTAATCCTGTTGTAGTTTTTAAATCTACTATTTGATTTGGTTTTAATATATCTGCTTTAGCTCTAAATGGTATTCCATCTATCATTGCTATTTCTGGAATCTCAAATTGTGCTTTAGACATATAGTGTACTGCTTCATCGTTTCTTAAAATTGCATCAGCTAATCTTTCTGCTGCTTTAATCTCATTTGTAGTGTAAACTTCTAATCCTTCTGCTTTTGCTTCTTTGTATGCTTTTCCTGCTTTTGTTGCTACATCTACTATTGTTAATTCATCTATTTTATGTGGCTCTAAAATCATTGTATGGAATAGTTTACCATCACGTAAAGGTTGTGTTTCACTTTGTCCGTACTTTGTAACGTACTTATAAGTTTTAGGACTTGATAGTACCATTTTAAGACTTGAAGAAGATAAAGCTTGTTTACCTAAATAACCATAGTAAAATGTATCATCATACATATTGTCTATTAGTTCTTGCTTATCCCAAATCTTGTTATCGAATGTTTTAATTTTTGTTTCCATTATTTATTATTAGTTTTAATATGTAATCGTATGTTGCTAATTCTCTTTCTGTACTATCAATCATTATTTGTAAATGCTCATCAGATGTTAAACTTTGTCCTGACATTAGTTCACCAATGTATTTAAACAATTCTCTATCTAATCCTTGTATTTTAGATTGTATTGTAAAGTATGCAGCTTCATTCATATTTTTTATATTTCTTGTTTATAAATTTCTAATAGTTCTTTTACTGATTTTACACCATCATAATTTTTAAGTAACCACTCTGCAAAATCAATAGCATATTCGTCAGCTATTTGTTCACATTCTTTAGCAAATTTAATCGCTTGTACTTTTGAACCTATCTCAAATTTTGTTGTGAATTTCTCTATCATAATTTCTCTATGTTTTGTTTAACTTCCATCCAATATTGCAATTGATGAACTATAAATCTAACTTCGTCATTTATTACTATTTTACTTTCTAAATCAGACATTGATTGGTATTCTCCAAGCATTTCTTCAACTGCTATTAAAGAATGTTTTTTAGCCTTTCTTTTTACTTCTGTAAATCCAGTTAATTTTAATTGTATATGTAATCTACCTTCAGTTCCTACATATTTATCATATAACTCTTGTGCTTTTTCTTTTGGTGTCATAATTTTATATTATCTAAATTATTCATTGTTTCATCATAATTTAATACATCTCTAATCTGTTGTGCATAAGCATCTGATTCATTCCAATCTTTTACTAATGCATTAGCAATTAATTCTAATTGTTTACGTACATAAACGTTTTCAGTTGTTTCTAAAATAGAAATGCAAGTTTCTAACTTAAATAAAATTTGTAGTTTGTCCATTTTGTTTGTTTTTTAAATTGTTATACGCAAATGTAAACATTATTTGTTTATAAAAAACATTTTAACATAAAATTAACACAAAAAAAAACAATCATTTCTGATTGCTTAATTTAATATTTATTATTTTACGGTATATTTCGTTTACTCTTTCCGAGTTTAATCCCCTGTTATAATTGAATTTCATTATACGTTGGATTCTTTGTAATGCTGATTGTTTACTCTTTGTCATATTGTTTTAATTTTTCTAAATATAATATCATATCCATTGCTTCTTGTTGAGCGTGATTTAGCCATTCTAAACGTGTTAAATCTGTTCTGTCTAATGTTATACCATATTTAACTTTACCTACTTCAGAGCGTTGTTTAAATTGCTCTATAACTGATTCTACTATACTATCTTTCATTTACTAAATCTTTTAGAATGTTGTGTGTATAATTCCATAACCTTTTTAGATGCTTCATATTCTGTAAATTCTATTTTTGTTTTATCTATTTCAAAAGTATATATCTTTAAGTTGTCTGATATTTGAAACTTAATAACGTGATACATTTTTGTGTTCTGTATTGGTTGTATAACATAAGCTAAATCATTATTCCAGCACAATCTCATTGCTTGTATTTCATCTTCTTTTGGAGAATACTTTTCTGATTGCTTTTTAGCCATTTGTAACATCTTTTTTAAATATTGATTTTAATATTACAGGTGACCAATTTTGTGTTAAACATAAATTATAAAGCATTTGCCCTAATTCATCAATATCAATGTCATCATTTTCTGTTTCTATTGTTGATGTTTTTCCGTAAGATGTGTAAGTTAATTTCATTAGTCAAGTTTTAAAAATTCTGTTTCTGCATATTCAGTAAACCATTCACTGTTTTCTTTGTATTTGTCTATTACTGCATTTATAAAAACTAATTCATCTAAAGAACTTGTTTGCAGTTTAGAAACTATTTCTTCTATACTTCTTAATATATTAGTTGTTGTTTCAGGGTCTGTATTGTATATTATTTTAAATTCGTTTCTTACTATTTCTTCTAAGTCTTTATTTAAACTATTTATCTTGTGTTTAATTTGTTGCTTGTACTGTTGTGTAAAGAATAAATTCTCATTTGATTCTAACAGTAACTGACTTAATATTACTGATTTTAAATATTCTTGTTGTATTGCGTTTACTTCCATTGTTTTGCTTTTGTTAGTTCTAAATATGCTACTTCTTTTTCTATTCTTTGTGTGTTGTAAAATTGTGTTGTTGCTGGGTTCTTATTATTAGTTTCCCATTCTGGAATAATTAGATTTAAGTTAAAACTGTATATTCCTTTTGGAGTTGAGTTAAAATACATTGGTGTATCTAAATGCTTTTCACATTCTTGCTTCATTGCATCATACTTTTTCTTTTCAAGTAGTAAAGTATTGTAATGTGTTTTTCTGCATTTAAGTTCTAATCTATGTCCTTTGATGGGACTGTAACAATCCCACCTTGACATTTGATTTTTAGCTTTAACTAAATCAGGATATACATTTTCTTTTAACCAATTAAATAAATCAACTTCTGTCCAGCTATTCATTTATTTTATATTCGTTGTACACACGTCTTAATTCATCGAGTTTACCTTTCCAACAACTTGCACAAGAACTTATCTGTAAACGATAGTTAAATACGTTAAAATAAATATCTGACACTTCTTGTTGTTCTATTGCAGTTAATGTAGTTTGTTGAGCAGACAAATATTTTGTTAGTTTTGTATAATCTGATTCATTTAAACAATTAATATTTCTGTTATAAGGAAATAAATTATTTAACTTTTCTTTTCTTTCATCGCAATTACAATCTAATCCGGTTACATCGGTAAATATCTTAACTGCTTTTTTAATTCCGGTAGCTGTTGTAATTTTTTCAATAGTATCTCCAAGACCTATTGATTCTTTTTTCTTTTTTGCCATTTTAAATTTTTATTAAGTTATATTTATTATTATTATTTTTTATGTATGTTCTAACTGAAGAATAATCATATTGTAATGCATCACAAGCTGCTTTAATTGTATCATAAAATATTCCTGTATTTAAATCTAATACTTCTTTAGCATAAGGATTTTTGCTTCCAGTTTGATTTCTAACTCCTTTTTCACATTTATATATTTTTTGAAATTCTAATTCTTTTTTAAAAGCATCATTTAAATCTTTAGTAACATATAAAATATTTACAGCATCATTATCAATACAAAATCCACTTTTACTATTATGCTTCCATAATCTTTTTTGTAAATTAGTTGTAACTCCTATATAATTATCTAATAATAAATGATAAATTATAAAATCTTTTCCTTTAATTTTTTGTAATTTGCACATAATTAATAAATTTGATTATAATCGTTGTTGGAATAATCGTCATATTCTTTTTGAAATTTTTGTTTTAAAATAATCTTATAATTTTTAATACTATGGAATATTGAAATTAAACTAATTGTAGTTCCTGTAGCAATATCTCGCATAGATAAATCATTATCACGATATAATTTAAATAAAAGCATATCATAATGATTCCAGCTTTTTATCTCATCATCAATTAACATACATATATCATTATATGCCTTATGTTCTTCTATGTTTGAATCATCAAATAATTCCCAGCATCCATCAATAGGTACTTTTGTTATCTTTTTCTTTTTGTTATAATATTGGTAAAATAAAGAACGTAAAGTAAAGTATACATAACCTTTTCTTACATTGCCATTTTCGTCTATTATCTTTTCAGAAGAAGCATATTTCCATAAAGCAATATACGTTTCTTGGACTAAATCCTGTGCATAATCGTATTCACCAAATTTATTAATTATTTCAACCCATTCTTTATGGTGTTTTGCTACTTTTTCCAGCCAGTTGAAGTTGTCCATATAAACGAAAATGATATTATTAATATTAGAACCTGTATAGTGTGTTCTGTTTCATCATCAAATTCATCATCGTTGTACAATGCTCCAAGCATTACACCTTTAATCGGATTTATAATTATTTCACAATCGTAAAATTGTGCTATTATAAATGCAGTACATAAAATAAAACCTAAAGTTAATGTTATCATATTAAAATAATTTTGCGTTTACTTTTGCTGTTTTCTTTTCAGATATTACTTCTTTTAATTGGATTGAAAAATCAATATGCGTTAATTCAGAATCAACTTCTAATAGTTCTTCAATGCAATCAGCTATAGGTGTTAAATTATATCTTGCTTCCATATCTGTTAATTCTTGTAAATATACAAGCTTTTCTTTTAAATCTTTAAAAAAACTTATTAACATTTTATTATCTGAATGGTAAAGTAACATTCTTTCGTTTGAAACTTGTAATTCTTCTAAATGGTTTTTAATTGTTGTTTTCAAAATATATCTTTTAATGGGTCATAAAATGCTCCTTCAACTTGTGGCAATCCAAAATTATTTACTTTAAAACTAAAGTTTTCAAATGGTGCATTTCTTGAGCGTTTACAACTTACGGTTACTAATCCTTTATTTACTGTGTTTAATTCTAATTGTATTTGTGTTTCTGTTTTCTTTTCTAAAAATGAACCTAAATGCCCTGTTGGTTTATCAGTTCCAAAGTTAGAATGTATTACTGTTACTATGTGGCAATTTAACTCCTTTGACCATTTCATTAACTTCTGGACAACTGCATTACTTTCCTCAATATTATTTACATCACTACATAAATCAGCTATTCCGTCAATTATAACTAATCCTATATCTGTTGCTTCAAGTTTATCATAAAGATAATATTCTATAAATTCAACTCTATCTTTAAATGATAATTGCCTTAATGCTAAAGTATGGTATTTATCTGTTTTTATACCAGTCATATCAATAGGGCGTTTAAACACATTTGCAGCGTGGAAATTGCCTTGTTCAGTGTCAAAATGTATTAGGTGCTTATTATCTCTATTTGCCTTTAAATCACCTCCAAATTGTTCTAATTCATCTGCTAAATAAATTGCCGATAATAATGACACAAAGAATGTTTTTTTACTTTTAGGAGGAGCTTGTACAAAGCTAAAATTACCATAAGTTCCAATAGGTGTAGGATATTCTATTTTACCATCTTTAGTTTCATAACTTTTAACACCAAATGAAATTGCAGGTTTTGGATGTACTATCTTTTCTAATGGATTAATAAAGCATTCAGCTTCAAAAACTTCCATTAATAATCTTTTCTCGTCTTTATTTAATTCCATTTGTTTGTTTGTTTGTTAAAAAAAGGGAACTTTTACATTCCCTTTGAGTATAATTTTAGGTAGACTAATCCCTAAATTAATAATTAATTAGAAAGGTAAATTGTCATCTAAAACTGATGCAGTCGCTTCTGCTTTTTTATCAGCAACTGAAATAGTTCCATTTGTCCAAATCACATTTCCATTACCTAAATACGTTTTAGGTTTTTTAGCTTCTCTTTCTTCTTTTGTTTGACTATCAGTTAAAGAAACATTTTGTCCCCATTGGTTAGATTCATCATTTACTCCAACTGTAAAGTTGTAATAAACTGCACCATCTTTTCCAGATACAAATTTTTCTTTTGGTAATTTGTCAACTCTTAAACTTACATTAATTAATGCACTCATAATTTACTTATTTAATTTGTTTACCTTTTTTTACTGTTGTCAACTATTCAGCTTTATTTACTTGACTTTTAATAATTCATTTTTAACTATTGCAGTCATTTTATAATTTTTTTCAATAGATGTAATTTTACCTCCATCTTTTATATATTGAATAGCTTTATTAAATTCAGGTGTATTTTTATTCAACCATTTTTTATCGTCTAATCCTGCACTAATTTCTTTTGGCGTTAATGTTTCTGCTTTATCGTGTTTATTTGATGCATCTGAATCTTGTGTATCGTCAATCAGTAATAAATTACCTAATGCATATTTTTTACCATAAGATGAAGCAGAACCAAATTGCTGTGGAACTTGCATTCCTTTCTGATTTAAATCTACTCCTACTATTGCAGTTGCTGATATTTCATTTATTCCATTATTATCTAAAATTGTTGCTTTAGATTCAATTATTGGAACTGCTGTTGGTGCATTATATTTTCCATTTTTATCTTGTAATTCAATATAAGGAGTATTTTTAAAATCAATTAATACTTCTGATATTATAAAAGATACACCATACTTTTCATTAAATGGTTTTAATGCTTCTAATATATCTTCAGCACTTCTAAAGTTATATTTACCAAATGAATTGAATTTTGATTTTGATGCTTTAAATTCTTTTTGAATTAAAGACAATTTTTGATTTAATGTTAATTCCATTTTATTTTGTTTGAAGGTTATAAAGTTCTTGTTTAATTATTGTCTTGTATTCTCTTGGACAATTCTCATCAGCTAATTCAAAACAGTAAGTTTCTAATGTTTGAAGATGGTTTTCTAATTTGCAAATTCTATCTTGCATTGCTTCTAATCTAAATCTGTTGTAATCTAATAAATCTTTCATTTTATAAATTTGTTAAAGTTAATACTAAAGTAAAAAATAATCCCCATAAAATAAATGCTAATCCGATGTCTTTTAAATTTTGTTTCATTTTGTTTGTGTTTTAAGTTGTTATTTCTTTGGCAAATATATAACTGTTTTTCATATAAAAGTGTTAATGAAAAGTTAAAGTTTTTAAAATAAAAAAGGGACACTATTTAAAGCATCCCATTTTCTAACAAACAAAAACAAAAAAAGACTTAAAAGCAGTTCTTAAGGTATGCTATCCAAGTTCAATCAACTTATTATTATAATATTCAATTATTTCAACCAAATCAACGTCTGTAAATTTAACCATTTTTTGGGATTTTATATAAAGTTCTTCTGGAAAGTTTTCACCATATTGTAAACAAAGATATTTAGTATATAAGTAAATTTCACCTGCCCTAAATACATTGCAACCTGCACATTGAACGTTGCAGTTTTGCTCATCCCATCTTGTTGAATAATGCCTTCTACTTGCCCAATGACCATTTTGAAGTTTTGACCAATGACTTTTTTTACCACAAGTAACACAAGTAGCAATTTCATCAATAGCATCTTTACGTCTTATATATTGACTAAATACTGTATCAAGTTTAGTTACTAATGATTTGCGTGTTGGTTTTTTCATATTTAGTACAAATATATTTTATTTGAATATTATTTAAATTAAACCATTCACCTCTTAATCTATTTTCTTTATAAGAGTCGTGTAATATTTTTTCAATATCTTCATTAAAAACTTTAATAATTGCAATATTAGGATTTTCAGATTGAAGTGTTTTTTCTCTTATTTTAGGATTTCTACTTTTACCTATTTTATAAAATCCTGTATTATAATCTTTAATTATATAAGTTTTATAAGTTGTAGTTGTTTTAATTTCGTTTATTATTCTATTTATTTGTATGTCAAATTTCTTGTCATTTAAATAAACTTTATTTTTTAATTTAGAATATAATATTTTAAATATTTCTTTTTTATAAAAATCATTTTTTGTATTAATGTATTTTTCTAAATAAGAATTTCCATCTAAAAAGAAAGGAAAAGAATATTCTTTATTTTTATATAAATAACCAACACTACATATATCTATATCAGTTTGATTTAATAGCTTTACATTTACCATTTCCATATTTACTTTGTTTTATAATACAAATATAAATAAATGTTATTAACAATCTTGTTTAAAAGTTTTTAAATCAAAGTTGATTTTTTTTATATACCTTCGTGGAGTCGAAATTAATATATATGAAAGTAAAGTTTAAAATAAAAAACGAAAAAGATAGATTAAGAGAATTTATAAAAGAATTTAAAAGTGTAGAACATTTAAACAATTATAGAAATACTTTAATTAAAACTAATTGCTTTATTTTTAAAGAAACCTATCTACCTTGACCTTTGTACTTCTTTTGATAATTTTTAGAAGATTTTAATTTAGAAGATTTTGTTTTGGAATGTACTCCAGGTCTTGAAATATTAGTTTCTATACGGGTAGAAACCACCGTCTGTTTTGCCATACTAAATAAATTATAATTATAATTAATGTTGGAATAAAATATAAAAAATAATTAGCTTTTTTTTCTATTTCCTTTTTCTTTTCTTTTACCTCAACTTTTGTAGTTTGTTGTTTATCTTCAATTTTAGACACTTTTATATCTTCTTTGTGTAAACTATTATCTTTTGTATTTATGTGCCTTAAAACAACGTTTTTGTACGTTATACCGTTTACTACAATATCTTTACAAGTATCTAATGGAGTTATTATAAATTCATTTGTTACAATATCATTTTTAGTTTCAATTTTAATGTCTTCTTTCGTCTCTATTTTAGTGTAAATTTGGGACAAAGAATCTTTCTTAACTTCTTCTATTATTACTTTTCTTGTTGAACAAGATGATAATATAGTAATTGAAATAGTTGCTAATAAAACTGATAACCAAAAAGTAATAACCCCTTTATTTCGTGAAATAATTGTCTGCTTCAATTTGTCGTCTTTTAGTTAAACCTGCTAATTTTTTAGTGCCTACTTTATCCCATTTTAAAAACTCTGTACGTATAGCTGGGTCATTATGATTTGAATTTACTTTCTTTAATAATGTGCTTCTCATAAAATTTGCCACTCCAACATTGTAAGCAAAAGATACTAAAGAATTGAAAGAATTTTGAGTTAATGGTTGTGTAACACATTTAGAAACTCTTTTAGCAAAATTATCTGCAATGTCTTTAAACATATCAAATGCTTCTGCTTTAGTTATTGACTTATCAATCATAGTAACTTTTTTACCATCTTTGTAAAATGTATTACCATATCCAATAGTAGCTAATTTAGCAGGGCATAAATATGGTTTAGCACTAAAGCCTTCAAACTCACAAATCAACATATAGCCTTTATTGTCCAGTTTCATTTTGATAAAAGTTTTATAATTGTACCTACTAATCCAGCAGTTAATAATCCTGCAACAAATTTCAACTGTCCGATATAAACGGACTTTTTAGCCATATCTAATTCAATAAACTCTAACTTTTCTTTTAGTGATTCTATGTCGTGTTTAATGGAATCAATATCAGAAATAACACCTTTATTACCATTTACTTTTGAACCAATGAGTGCAGAAGAAATATATTGTAAATCTTCTTTTATAAGTCGAAGGTGTTGTTCCATTCGGTCTAATCTTTCTTTGTCTTGAAATTCCATTCTAATTCTTTAATTTTGCAACTATATCCGTAAATCCTTGAATGCTTACATAAGCAGTTGCTATTATTACCCAATCTTGAGAAGTTAAATCTCCAGCGAATAATCCACAACAAGCTATTACAAACACCATTAATTTGCGTGATATAAATTTGCTTAAAATTCTATCTAAATTTTCTTTACTCATAATTCAACAGGTTCTCCTAATACTTCTTCTAATCTATCAGCTTCTAAATACCAAAATCCATCGCCTTCTTGAATGTCTGTCCATCTTAATGTTTCACCACAAGGCAATCCAAAATAAGTATTTACTATTTCTAAAGATGCTTGTGCTTCTTCTAATGTGTTGTATTTATACATAATTAATATATTGTCCAATAACTGTTAATATTTGTTTCTTTTTCTAATCTGTTTAAGTTTGATTGCCATCCAATGATTTCTTGGATATATCCATCAAAATAGTTTGTACCTCCTGTACCTACTTGTATATTTGTACTTGCACCACTTGCTATTGCAACTGTTCCTTGTGATGCCCCATTTGTAAATCCTTGTACTAATGTTGTGCTTCCAGGTAATGGAGACATTAATTCATATAGTTTTCTATTTGTGCTAAATCCAGAGTCTAATAATATTGCTGAGGCAGTTCCTCCATAACCAGCTGATACACTTCCACTAATAAGCGCTGGTAAATAAAATCTATTAACTGTTGCTAATGCATATCCAATTTGAGTACCTGTACTGCTAAAAAATGCTCCAACCCAATAACTTGACATATTATTTATATTTGCAGTAGTGTCTGCTATTTGTAATCTTGTTGATGATGTTTTAATAAATCTAACTGCTACTTTTCCGCCTGACCTTTCTAAATCAGCAGTTATTGAACTTACTAATCTTGGTTGATTTCCTGCGGTTGCTTGAGTTGGGTTTTTATTATTACCGCTTTGGTCATACCACGTTACTACAAATATATTTTGATTAGCAGTTACTCCAGCATCCGGAGTTCCATATCCAGCTATTGCAGCAAACTGACCTAAAGTAGTTGCAGTTGTAACAGTTCCTGAAGCATAAGTTATAGGACTGTTTAAAGTAATTGTTCCATTTGAATTAAATCCTACATTGACTTCAGTAGAAGTTCCTGATGTTCTTCTAACTCTTAAACAAAATCCTGTATAAGCAGTTCTTACTTTTCTTAATGAATAAGCGTGATGAACAGAAGTAGGATATAAATCTAAAACAGGAGGTGTATTTACATAAAAATAATCATACCCAATATATCCACTATGAATATTAGTTGAACCTATTTTTAAACTTGTATCTGCATTTACTAATCCAATTTCTATTGCCATAATTTATGCAGTTATAAAATATAAAGTTGTAGTACTAACAGTTCCAGCAGTTACAAAAGCATTATATTGAGCAGTAGTTACAGTAGCTATATTTGCAGTTCCAAATGTATCTTGTGAACTTACAGCTACACCTGATGCACCCGCCACAACCGCACAAGCAGCTTCAACGTATGCAGTAGTAGCTAATCTTGTTGAATTATTTAAAGGTGTTTGAGTAGTTGCAGTTGGATTGCCTGTAAAAGCAGGAGATGCTAATGGAGCTTTTGCTGCTAAATCAGTTGTTAAATTTGTAACTTGTGCTTGTGTAATAGTTGGAATATCTGTTGCTATTAATGAAGTTCCAGCAGTTACTAATCCTTTACTATCATAAGTTATTTTAGTATTTGTCGCTCCTGTTATAGCAGCGTTTTTAACAACTAAATTACTTAAGTCTTGGTCACCTGTATTTGTTCCACTTGTGTTTTCTAATACTGTAAATTTAGCAGGTTTTAATAACCCAGCATTTGTTGCGTCAGCTAACGGTAATGTAGCATCAGTTCCTGTATCACTAACTACAATTCCATTTGTAGGTGAAGGAGTATAGGTTAAATTAGTTGCTCCTCCATATTGTGGAATATTTAAAGTTGCACCTGTTAAAGTAGCTGCTCCACTTGTACCTGTTGTGGTTAATGATATTGTAGCTTGTTTAGAATTTAATTGTGTTTGTATTGCACTTGTAACTCCCTTTACATAAGTTAATTCATTAAGACTTGGATAAGTAGTTGTTGTAAGACCGCTAACTATACCACTTGAACCAACACTTAATATTAATTGACTACCTGTAGCAGGAATTATAATATTAGAGCTAAATGTTTTTGTGCCTGCAATAGTTTCAGAACCTGTTAAATGTACTACACTTGCATCATTGGCTTTTAAGTCTAATTGACTTTTAACCACTACATCTGTACTTGCTGTTCCTGCTGTGGCTGTTATTTTACCATCGTTTTGTACTGCTGATTTTAATACTCCTCCTTTTTTAAAATTAGCAATATTACCACTAATTGAGTCTGTTTCAAAACTTCCAGCCACTCCTTCTTCTGAATATCCATTAACACCTATTCCTGCTCCAGAATATCCATTAACACCTATTCCTGTTGTAGAAAAAGCATCTATTCCTTTTCCACTATCAGAAATTCCAACTACTCCTATTCCTGTACCCGATTGTCCAGTAATGGCATTTGAAGCTCCAACACCAGATACATTTATAGGATTTGTAGTAGATGCATTTATAGTAGTTACTTCTTGCAACCCCATTGATTTATTTTTCCAAAGTTGGGTAGATGTTTCGTAAATTAAACTTTGATTATTTAATAAATTGGTTGTTTGTACATTATGTAATTCATCTAATTCATAACCATTATCTACCTTAACAAAAATAGTTCCTTGTGTTATATGTGCAGAGATTACATATCCAATAATTATTAAATGATTAGGTGCTACTGGCTTTACTTTTGTAATACTACCTGCTATTGTTGGACTTAAATAAAGAATATCACCATCTAACCAAGTTTCACCTTGCAGACTTCCAGTTGTATTGATATTTCTAACTAATCCACTTGTTGTTATAAATCCCTCTTGATTATTTGCTATTGTTTCAGTTACTAATCCAATAGTTTCAGCACTTAAAACATCATTTGTAGCTTGTGCTAAATCTACTTTTGGTCTTTGACCTTGTGCTCCTGTTATCCTTACCGCCTGATAATTGTCTTGTAATAGACTTACACTCGTGGCTGTTTTATTAACCACCCGTATGACAGTTTCTTGCCCAACTTGTAAAGTAACATTTCCACCTTTTAATATTAAATCTAATGTTCCGTCTGCATCATTATAATAAACAGAACCAGCAGTAGTAGGTATATTAGTAGGTGTATTATCAAATTCTAAATTTCCTAATTGAATACCAAACTCTCCTAAATTTACATCAGATGTTGCCCCTGTATATGGAACTGAATTTGCTATTTTTGTCTTTTCAGCAGGAGTTAATAAACCTGCATTTGTACCATCAGCTAATGGTATAGTTGCACCACTACCTGTACTACTTGTAACTGTTCCATTTGTAGGAGTTGCTATATATGCTAAATCAGTAGCACCACCACCTCCACCACCTGTAACTTGATTGATATTTACAGTAGTTAAATTAGGATTTACAGTTATTGCAACAGTTTCGGTTGTTTCGTAAACATTAATATCTATTATATCGTTTGCCATTATCGAGTTACATCATTAGTTATTGAAAAGTTTCCACTTATGTATGTTTTAACAGTACCATCTGCTTTTATTAATTCAATATCATAAATGTAATTATAAGCATCTAAATTTATTATTTGCCTATTAATTTTAAATAAACCTGTAGCAGCATTTGTAATTGTTATTCCAGCACTTGCAACAGATGTTAATGAAAGAAATATTACACCTCCATATTCTTTTCTTAATTGCATTCTTAATGTACAACCTGTTAAGTTTAAAGCAACTGAATTAACAAGCATTTGAAAGTTTACTAATTCAAATGTATCTCCCTTTATGTGTGTAAAATCTAAAGCCATTATTTGTCTTTATTTAGTTTGTTTAAAAATACCTCTAACTTTTTTACGTTAGTTTCTTTTGGCTTGTATGTTTCTTTTTTATTCATTTTTTTTGATAATTTAACAAACCATTTTTTACTGCGTGTAAATGATTTTCATAATTTGTAACCCATTCCAAATTTTCAAGTCTATTATCTGTTTTTATACAATTAATATGATTAACTTGTTTTTTGTTTTCTATATTTTCTATAAAAGATTTTGCAACTAACTGATGTACTAAATGATTTTTTTTAATACCATCAATATTTAATGTACATCTACAATATCCTTTTGGAGTTATCCAAAAAGAAATTAATTTTCCTTTGTAAGTATAAAAATCTTTTTTGGTAGGAATAAAAGGATTTGTCATTTCTATTTTCCTTGTAATACTTTTTACCCTACCTAAATTACTTACTTCATAATAGCCATTGTATCCACTTATTGGCTTCCAAATTTCTGTTTGCATACGCTTTTTTATTTATGTTAAATTATTAATGTTAATAGAATTGCTAAATTTAAAACCCATCCTGTAAAGTTTGCATTGTGGTCTGGAAATACATCAGCATTTGAATTAGCAGTATATTCAGGAAATAAATTTTGATTAAAACTCATATAATCTATAAACCTATTTGTATAAGATTGTGCAGTATCTCTTGCTTTTTCAATTAAAAAATCTATTTCAGACTTTTCAACCGTTGTACTGTTTTCAGAATTATGCTTAAAGACTCCTTTTTCAGTTATTTTAATGGATGAATAAGGTAAAAACTCTACCATTGTCCACCATACTGCCATCATTTTAATATAATCGCTTAAAAGCGTTGTATATGGACTTGCTAAATTACCTGCTACAATACCATTATTAATTTTATCGTATAGTTTAGTTCCTAAGTAATTTTGTATGTGTAACTGTTGTGCTTGAAAAATAAATTGAGTATATGAATCAGCGTCAACATTACCATTTAAATTGGTATATTTAATTAAATCATTTGTTGTTATAAAGAGTGCTTTTGCCATTTTTAAACGTCTTTAGGTAAATTATTATTATTTGGATGAAAACCTTTTAAAGGCATATCATTTGGCATCATTGCTACTTCTTTTGCGTTTCTAATTCTATAACCATATTTTTCAGCAGTTGCAACAGATATTGTTTTTGAATTAGGATTATTAACATCAATTTTAACGCCTTCCATATTTACAAAAGTCTTTCTTAAAAATTTATGGTGACAACGTGGTCCACCTTTATATAAGAAGATATTATAAGGAGTATTATTGTGTTCAAATCCATCATTAACTAATTTAGAATTTACATTTTCTAAATCTTCTTTTCTGTAAACTCTACCGTTATTTGATGCAGTCATCATTTTTTGACAAAATTCTCTTTCTGGACTTTGATTACCTGTATAAGAATATCTTGTAATAAATTTAAAACTATCTATTGTTTCATCTTGTGAGGATTTAGCATTTGGTCTTGAACTGACACTTGTTGCAAATTTTACAAGTTTTGATAATATACTTTTTTTATTTAGATTGTTAATTTCAGAATCTAATTCTTCTTCTGTTTCATAATCAACTTCTGTTTCATCAATACAAACCCAATTATCAGATAGTATTTCTCCTTTAGAAGAAAGAAAATCATCTAATTCTACATTATTATCAGCAGACATTTTAACTCCTGTTTCTTCTTCTTGAGTTTCTGCATTCATTCCTGATGTATCTACAAATTCTAAAGGCTGTATTGTTTTAAAATATAACTTTAATGATATATTGTTGATAGCTAAAATAACGTCCAAGGCTTCAATTATTTCTAATTGATATGGTTTTATTACTATATTGTCAAATAATAGCGTGGCAGTCTTTATTTCATCCGCATTGTTACCTAATCCACCATCTCCAGTTCTAATTCCTAATAACATTGGAGAAGTAACTCTATGTCCTACAATTAGTTTTTCAAAACATTCTTTACTTAAATATTCATAATGTGCAGGAGCATCATTTAAAGGTAAATCTTCAACAGTTGTTTTAGATTCAGCATTAGCATTAAAAGCTACAATAACTTTTTCTCCTCTTGCACCTGTTAGTTTTCCAAGTACATCACGTTTCATTTTATCCCTCATTTCTTCAGAAGGAATACCATTATTGAAATTGATTACTTTTGTACCACTAAAACCGTTTTGACAATCATTTATTTGATAATCTGCAATGTTTTCTTCTAATAAAGCATAAGGTAAAGAACCAGAATAGTCAATAGGACTGTAATAATCAAATCCACTTACATAAGGTTTAATAACATATATTTCAACTTCGTTACCATTACCAAATCCAAATGCAGGAATACGTTTAGCTTCTTCAGATGGTTTCTTTTTTGTCCAATCAGGAAAATAATACCAAGCTTCAATTTGTCCTTTATCATTGCATTTTTCTGCTCTTAATGTTTGCATTGGAAAGTGTAAAACTTGTTTAACTTGTTTCTTTTCCATTACAATTTGCATTGCAGCCATTCCTAATAACTTTCTTTCTAAAGCTACTTTCTTTACATCAGAATCTTTAATAAGTGATTTGAATTGAGCATACTCATTTGGTTTACGATTAGAATCTAAAGCATCTAATCCTTTGCCATAAATCATATTTGTAACACCTGTTATAATAGCACCATTTGTAGCACTATAAAGATACCTATCAATTAAATATTGAAAGTAATTATTATCACTTCCGTATTCTATATAATTGCTCTTTTTGTTTTCTTGAATTTGAGGACTTGTATAAGCACTTAAATTAACTATTGATATATTACTCATAAATTACAAATTCGTTGTTTGTAGTGTTTGCTACGTATTGATTTTGATTAACTGTATATGTAGATGTTTCTTGATTTGTACAAAAAACTTTATCCTTATAAACTATTTCATTATTATTCTTAATTGAAAGATTATAAAATGTATTTTCTTTTAAATTAAAAACTGATGTTGTTGTTAAATAATAATCTGATAAAAAGAAATCAGCAGCAATAGTTGTTTCACTTCCTGTACTTTCATTTCTTAAAACAATAGTAGTAGCTTTTAATTCTCTTGGAATAAAGCTAAAAGTTTGTGCAGTATTTTGTTCTTTTAAAATTATCATAATATTTTTTTATAATAATAATTTAAACATAAAATTGTTTTAAAACAAAAAAGGCATACTAATTAAAGTACACCTTTTTAAAAAAACAAACAAACAAAATGTTATGCTACAGTACCTTCAACAATAGAAGCTAATATTCCTGTAGTTAATGGTCCAGTAACGAAATTAGCAGGTAATTTTTCCATACCTTGAAATTCCATTTTATAAGATGAAGCATCGCCCATTGCAGCACCTGTAGAAATAGTAGCAGTTACTAAATCCATTCCTTTTGTTAAACCTGCCATAAAATAATTGTCATTATTATCCTGTATAATGATTTGAGGTCTTCCGTAACTTAAAAGTTTAAGTTGTTTATGGTCTGCAATAGTTAATTTTTTAATATCTAAAGTTAATTTTTGGTCTACAAATGTAGTACCGTTATCTCTTGAACTTGTTACAGTTTGCTCAAAAGTTGAAGTTCCTTTTAATTCATATTTGTAACCAATAGGAGTACCACCTAAAGCAGTGATTACATCCTCTTGTCCTGCAGTTGCAGAATATGTTACTGTAGTAGCATCACCCCAATTAATGAAGTAAACTGCTTTTAAACCGCCAAGACTGTCTTTACATTGAACAGCCCTTCCTAATGATATATCGCAAGGCATAATTTTATATTTTTAAAGTTAAAAAAAAGGGAAGGCATTTTACCTCCCCTTTATTAATATACGTTACTAATTATTAGTTAGCAGCGTTTGTAATACCATAAGTAGTAATATCAGCAACATTTCCGTATTGAACTGCAGCAGTAAAACGCATTACAACTCTAACGTTTTGTGAACCATCAACAGGAGACATATCAATCACTTGTACTTCGTTTTGGTCATTCAATAAACCTGTACCAAAATAAAGGTTAGATTTTTGAGCAGCGATAGCAACAGTTGGAGCTAATCCATTTGCAACAAATATTTTGATACCATCAAAAGAAAGTGAACCGTTGTTATACCATTGTGTTCCCATTGCGTTTGTACCATTAGCACCTAATCCAGAAGCTCCGAATCCACCTAAAGCTCTAACGTATGCTCTTGCAGTTGCTTGAGATATATAAAGATACAAATCTTCTTTTCCGTAAAGTGCAGCAGGAATAGCATCTACTAATTTACCAAGTTCAGCAACAACAGTAGAAGCAGCAGTAATGTTAGTAGAAGTAGCAGCAACTTCTTGAGTAGAAGGTAAACCAGCATCAGCAGTTAATAAAGCAGTAAAACCATCAAATTCTCCAGCGTTAGCAGTTACACCTTTCCAAATGTTGTTTTCAATTTTTTCAGCAACTTTAGCAGCTACGTGAGAAATCAAATAATCAGCAAATGTTGGAGGCAAAGAATCAAAAGCAGAATAACCTTGTTGGATAGCCATCCAAGTTTGATGAAAGTCTTTTTTACAAAGTTGTAAGTTTACTTGAAATTCTTCAGGAGTGATAATTTTTTCAGCAATAGTTACAGTAGAAGTAGCACTAAAATCACAAGTTGCATTGGCAACAATAGCATCAGTGTTGATTCTGTTGATTACTTGCTTAAATTTGATATTAGGCAATACTTCAATACCACCATTTGCAATAGTAGAACCAGAAAGTAAAGCAGCAGAAATATATTTTCCTGCAAATTCTCCAGCATAAGTAGGAGAAGTAATTGTTGTTGTAGTAGCCATAATTTATTTAATTAAAAAGTTTTGCCATAACTATATCTTGTGTAGTCATTTGGCGATTAGTTGATATTTTATTTAATTTTAATTCAGATTTAACTTCAGGTGAATGTGTTAATGGTTCAACAACAACATCAGAACTTAATTCTTCTTTAACAACTTCTTTTGCTAATTTTAATTCAGCAATTTCAGTACGTAGTTTTTCAATTTCAGAAAAGAACATTTCTTTAGAAACTGATTCAACAATTCTTTTAGGAGTAGCAGGTGTTGCAGCTTGTGCTTCAACCTCAACTTCTACTTCAGCTTCAGGAGCTTCTTCTTCTACAATGGCTTCTTTAATTTCAGCAATAACACCTTCAACTGCTACAACTAAAATCATTCCGTCTTCAAGTTCGTATTCTCCAACAGGCATAGGAATTTTTTCCTCACCGTTTACAATAAAAACATTGTTATCCATTTCAAAAGCATCAGCTTCTATAACAGTAACTCCATCTTTAAGTTTCATTTGAGCGAGTTTTACATCCATACCCAAAAGAGTTTTGATTTCATTAATTACATTCATATTTACTTATTTAAAGTTTTATTTTACCCACATTTTTAGTTGTGATACTTCTTGTTCAACATCTTTAAACGCTTGTGACCAAGCACCTAAATTAGGAATAGGTACATCTAATTCTTCACCCATTTTATCTATTTTAGTATAAATTGGTAAACCTTCATTATATAAAGAAACTAATTTTTTCATAGACTCATCAGCTTTTACTTTTTGTTCGTCAGTTTGTTTTTTTAATGAACTTAAAGTATTTATAGATTTATCTGCATTAATCATTTCAGCTGATATTTTTTTCAAAACAGAAACTAAATCTTGTGTTAATCCAAGTTCAACCTTTTCACTTTTTAATTCTGTTTTTCCAAACAAAGCATTGTTTACTAATTTTTCAGTTGTCATATTATTATTTTTTAAGTATAAATTAATATTATAAAATTTTGTTATAAATTACGTTGTTCTTGTTGAAATTATATTTCCTGCACCATCTCTAACTACCGCAGTAGAACCTCCAACTAAAGTTCCTATTCCTTGTTCTGATAATTCTCCATTGCAACATTTTTGCGAGTATTTACCATCTTTGCATAAGCAACCTCTATTACCACCTGTTGGTGAACTTGTTTTTC